AACACAGGTTCCCGAAGGTAAATGTGTGAGGAAAAAGCGCCGGATATCACCCGATGGTGTTCGCGAACCATGGACCACCCGTGTTTGTCGCCCAAAAACACGGGGGCCGAACCTCCGAATCTCACATCCTCCAACACGAAGGCAGGACGCTCAAGCAACACCTCGTGGCCGCAGCTCTGTAGAATGGCGTCGGAGAAACCTCCCAGCACGGGCTCCGACTCAGCGGCCTCCAAAAAGACCAGCACATTGTCACCATCCACAAGAACGTCGAATTTAGAAAGCGCAAAGGTTTTCAAAGCGGAAACGACCTCAACGAGAAAACACAAAGAATTCCCCATCCCCGTGTTGAAATCGCCGCTCGCCCTACCACCATCACGTCTAAACTTCGCCCCACAAGATGTTGTGCCACGCAACTCCAACTGCTTAGACAAAAGAAACCCCAGCCTCCGATCGCCGGGAAACGCCGCAGCATAGACGGCGTGTTCTTTCGCCAAAGCGGCTGGCCCCACGTGAGCCTCAAACGCCTTGCCATCTGCCTCAAAACAAACGCACCTCGAAAAGGAATTAAACTTCCTCTTGATCAGGTTGGCGCGCTGTCTCTGGTTCAACCCCTTCGCAACGAGTCTCGAGCCGTCGAACCCTAGAACGGACCCCTTGAGCCTTCCCCACAGCCAATGCTCAAAAGGTTTCAACCGAGAAGCCACCTCCAGGTTATATCGAGGGGACCTGGGATATATCAGCCTAGGCTTCATTGCTTTGCCTGGCACTCGGTTTTTCTCCGTCTTGAGGAACGCCCTGATGGTCCAGTCCTGGTGCGTCGACAGACCATCTTCCTCAAGGGACCTTGCGGCCTCTAGGTATCGTCGCCGGAGAGTTCCTGAGTAACTCTCGGCGGTAGCTCTCCAGGAGAGAGCGCCGTCTCTGTATCTGCGAGCAAACTTGAGAAGTTTGCCCCAAACTGCCTCAGATCTGGCAGACACAGGCCCAAACACTTGAGCAGGCACCTCTCCCATCGACCGCATTGCAAGTGCGGTCACCTCGTTGTGCGGACACGGACGGTTACAAACGGGCACAAAAGCCCCTTGCAAGGGCGCTCTGTAAGCCGTCCACATCTCCCTACGACTCTCTTTGCAAGTGGCCCAATCCACCTTCCTGGTGTCTAGGACACCGGTCACTACCGGGGGCGGAGACCCCCAGCAGAGACCTGGAATTCGGACTGGGCCCCCCTACTGAGAGGGTGGACTCTCTTCTGTGTCCAGACGCTCGCGGGCCAAGCGCTCAGGAGCGGTTTCCCAGAAAGAAGCAACTACCGTGTCAGGTAGCGCAAACACGGCCGCCGAAGCCGGTATCTCTTTCTTGGCAAAC